GTATCTAGAAACTCACTTACCTCGCCCGTTGCTTGGGCAAAAACGACATTGAACTTGCTAGCCGTTTCCTCCACAGCAGATCCCCAGTCGAACATCTTCTTCGCTGCGAAACCAATACCTGCTGCGGCGAGGGCTACGTTCCTTAGGCCCCTGGCAAAAGTTTTTAACGACGCACCCATGCGGGAAATTGTGCGTCTTAGGTTCTTAACCTTTAGGGCGGAGAAGGCCATCGCCCGGTCGAACGTGGCGGTGGTTGCCGTAAGTGCGACGTTCAGCTTTGAGAAGGTGGCCATTATCTAGTCCGTGCCGACTGTCGGGCCTCAACCCGTTCGATCATTTCTTGTTCTTGTCTTTCCTGGGCCTTGATACGCCATAGTGCCAACCACTCGGCAAACTCGCTGGATGTCATTCGGCGTTGTAACTCTGCGACCGGGGAACCCATCATCTCGGCTAGTTCGAACCAAGCACGGCGACTGGATTCCCTTCTGAGTTTTTTTCAAGTTCGTCGACATCGTCAGAAGTAATTCCCGACAGTGAACAACTAACCTCAAAACAACGGTTCAGGGCTGCGGCAGATTTCTTTCCCAACGCCTCGGCGTCGGCCTTAGTAAATAGTCGTTCTCCGTCTTCGCCAATCGCGGACATGGCTACCAGTCGTGCCCTAATGTTGGCCATAGACAGATTGCGTCTTTTGTCTAAAGAACCTTCTTCAAAACTATCACGTTCCGATCCGTTTAACTCACGGATTGTTACTGTACCTTGCCACTCTGGGCAGTCCACCGATTCGGTCTGTAAATCATCGGCTGAGAGAATAGCGTCTCTCGTTAATGGTCTGGTCATCATTCACCTGCTTGGGGAGAGGGGTTAAGAAAAACACTATGAAGTTGCGCGTGTTAAGTCACCAGCCGACTGGAACGTGGCGCTGGCTACTGCATTATCGCCCACCGCGCCCCCTATCGGGTTATAAGATTCAAGAATTGCGGAGCCGCTGTACTTCGGGTTCGCTGTTGCTGTGGTAGATCCCGCCGGGTTGACGATAATTGTCGTCGGACTAACGCCTATCCCCAACAACGGTTCCAGTGTCGCGTCTACCTTCGACGCTGCGTAATCTTGAAGAAAGGTTACGTCCAAGGACCACGTTGCAAGACCGGCAGTATTTGTGACGGTTGAGTCGCCCATTTTTGTTGCATCTTGGATCGTTTGTCCTGTATTCAAGACCAGCGATTGAACGTGATCTGAAAGATCCACCCCACCGACCGAGAGATAAGCATTATAGAGAACTAGGGTAGCCACAGTTTCCTCCTAAGTAATTCCCAATGAAACGATAAAGTCGAACGAACCACCTGCACTGATTGTGAAATCTACACGCCAGTAATCATCCGCAATAGGACCGTCGGCGCTTTTGATTTCCGCTCCTATAGAAGTGAACTCCTCATGAGTGATGCGGGTAGTGGGTGAAGAAAATCCCGATTCATCACTCTTTACAGTCACGTCTAACGTACCCGATGCGCTCAGAACGTGCAGTGAACTATAAACCTTCTGCGTAGCACTCACCGAACCCTGCTGTACGGGCGGAGTGCTTGTTCCCGATGTGGTGCGGTTTGTGCCCGGTGCAACGTATATGTCGCCGCTAACAGGCGTTCCTCGGCCCGTACCGCTTACCCTAAAGGCCAACATCTCGCCAACCGTGCCCGTGTTGTATGGGTTGTACTCGGCTTCCTGTAACGGAGCGAAGTAGGTGGGCTGGCCCTTCGTGCTATTTACTGGTGCCACGGTCAGAATCGTACTGGAGGAGTCGATGCCCAGACTCGCTTCAATTACAGCATCTTCAGTGGACGACCAGTACCCCTCTCCCTCGAAGGCCAGCGCCGAAAGACCAGCCGCATTGCTTACCGTCTCATCACCAAACACGGTGTCGTCTTGACCACCACCCCCAACCGTGAGGGAAATGGCGTTAAAGACACCGCTTATGTCGTAACCTCCGAAGAAAAGAGAGGAGTCAGTTTGAACACGAGTTGCCATAACTTATTCTCTGTAAGCCACTTGAAAGTCTTTGCTGCAAGTGTACAGGTCCGCTTGTGGAATAAAATCTTCAAACGCCCCGTCAGGCCACGCGCCCTCCACGACCGGGGTGGTGGTGGAGTCGGCGAAGTAGGCGATGGCGGATTTAACAGCCGCGCCCAGTGTACGAGCGTTCTCCGGTGTGTCAGCTTGGCAGTCGAATCGGAATCTTGATTTAACATTACCGGGGTCGCTAACCATAGCCAGCGGGGTGACCTCAGACAGACGTTCAAATACCACCAACGGCAACGAAGCGTCTGCCGGTCGGCGTATAGGATAGCAACGTGTACTCACCAAGTCGGTGACCGCACTTGTCGCCTGTAGTCGGGAATAAATTACGTCTTCTATTTGATTGGCCATTATCTAGTCTTAGCTGTTTTCTCAATCAGCTTTTTAAGCTCCGCCGTAATCACCCTTTGCGCCTGGTCTTTCGTTTGATCGTAAGCCGGCTCTAGAAACGGCTTGGCTTTCACCCTGCCAGTGTAAGCAGGTTTCCTCATTTTCTTTTTTGCGTACTTGGTTCTAACCCTGGGCTTCGTGCCACGTTCCAGAAACAATCCGTAGAACCCGTCTGTACGACTTGGACCACCTCTCCTCCACGACACCAAGACAGTAGGCTTTGCGGCCTTCTTGTCCTGACCGCTTGATATAGACTCTTTCAAGGTGCCCGTCTTTCCCTTTGGTGCCCTGGACTTAGCTTCAGCCTCGATGATTTTGGCACCTTTGGTTATAGCGGCCACTATATCAGAATCATGCGTGCTTCCCAGTGCTTTCAGTTTACGCAATAACGCCCGGTCGCCCGTCAGTTTAACCGCGCCACTTTTAAGTAGACTTATCATTAACTCAGCACCGCCGTTCCGGTAACGCAGGTGAAGTCCAACCACTTGTTCTCGAGGCCCGGATTGGACATCGACTCAATTTCATATACGGTCGTGCCGTTGAGTATGCGCCACCTGTCAGGCTCGCATTCTGCGATGACTGAGTCATAGTGAATTCTGATACGCAGCGGCTGTGTACCCAGGACGGCTTGAGCCGCCCAACCCTCCCGGCCACCTAAAACTTCCACCGACCCAAATCGTTCACCCTTCAGGGTCCAGTCAGAGGTTTCGAATCCGTCCGTACCCTTGGAGCGGGTGTCGCGCTGAAAGGTTAGTTTCGTGCGGCGGCGGCTTTTGCGTTTAGCCATCCCCTAGTACCTCTGGAACCGCTCAGAGTCGATTAGCCTGCTCACGCCCAGCGGAAGCTCAGTCGCTATGGTGCCGGTGATGACCGGCAGAGGCTGGTCAAAGAAGTACGCAGCGGTCATCGTGACCGCAGCTTGTATCGCTGCCGGCACGTCGTCCGTGTCTGCTCCATAGCCCGCCTGGAACTGGATTTCGATGGGGCTGGGACGGTCCATTAGGTCCGGCCAATCAGCGTCCTCGTTCAACCATATTACGCCCGGATCGCCACCAGTGCTGACCGTATAACTTCCACTGCTGAACGTATCCAACGTCTCTGTCGTGTCGCCGTAATACTTCACAGAGTCCACAGATATGAGCGGCGGATAGGGAAGCTGGATCTCGCGCCCCGGCCAGCGGTCAAGGTGCAGGGTGTAGACCGTAGTCGTCAACGCCCTGCCGAGGTCGTTCGACACGGCGTTCGTTGCGCTCTTGATGAGCTCCTGCAACGTGGTATCGAAGTCGCGCACGTTATCAAGGCCTAGGCTGCGCTTCACACGGTCAAGGCTGACGGGCTCGGTGACTGCCGCAGTAGTCGTGACCACTCTGTTCCACGGCGTCTGTCGGTGCATTAGGTCAACGCATCGATGAAGTCGCGCTTGAGGATAGCACCGCCCTTTCCGCTGCCGCTGACGGCAACGCCCCGCCTCTTGGCTTCGGCTTCGAGTTCTGCTCGAGTCAGCCTGCCAATAGGCTTCGACTTCTCTGGCGTCTCTGGCGCGGCAGGCGACGACACGTTGTGCTCGCCAAACGCCGCTCGCTCAGCTTGCCCGGTCGATAGCAAGGCCTCTGCCAGATCGTCCCGTTCCACGTACACCTGACCCTTGAGCGGCCCGTCGAGCCGCCGTATTGCTATCCCCATACAATGTCTCCTGAGATGAACCAACACTTGACAGGGGCGCGTTAAGCCCCCCTGTCAAGCATTGCACACTCGCCACATACCAACGAGTGCATTGCTTCTCTATGCTATGGCTGTCGGTGCCTCGACCTCTGCATAGCGTGCTCCCGAGAGAATTACGCCAACGCTGGCAAACGTCGCCGAGCCGGGATCGCTGAGATGAACAGTCACCCACTCATAACCATCCGAGAGGTCTTCTGCGTTTATCTCGATTATGTAGAAGATCCCATCCGTCGTCGCCGTAGCAAATCCACTCGAGGTCGCGGATGTTCTCGCTCCCGTCGTATCTCCGCCAGCAGTGGCCTCTCCGTAATACGAGAAGGCGATAGCAGTCGCACCGCTACCAGAGGCATCGGTGTTCTCCTTCACCGTCACCGTACTAGCTGCTCCCGTCACGCCAAGGCTGATAATGATTGTGGCGTGAGAGTAATTCGAGAGCTTGAACGCATCAGATGTCTGCGCCCCAGCATCGATGTCAACAGGAGCTACGCCTAGAACGTAATGGCCTTGCCCCTCGCCAATGCTAAATCCTTGAGCTGCCATAATTTTCTAGCTCCTTGTCGCCAGATTCACGAATGGGCTTAATGTGTTGCTTCCATTAAGCGGGGTTAATGCCGAGTTCCAGCTAGGTTGACCATCGCAGCGATAGAGCCATCTGAAGGCTCTTTCGTCATAAAGGAAGCGAACCGACATTGAAGAATCGCCCCGGACGCTGCCCTTATCAATCAAGAAGTACTGGCTGAGATCCACAAGTTGAATATCCCCGACGGTCCCGAGCGTTGCACAGTACTCGGACACGATGACTGGGCGATTGTACAGCCGCGAGAATGGGGTGTCAGATAGACCACCTGGCGGCAGATAAATCGCGTTGCCGTTCGCGTCTGCGAGCTTGGTCAGTTGAGGCTCTGCGTCTTGATTGACAAGCCACACTGCATTCGCCCTGCTTGGCCCCCACAGCCTGGACCAAATATTCTCGATGTTGCTCGCGTTAATCGTGGTCGCGGTCTGTCCAGACTCCTTCGCCTGAGTCACTACCGCTGCACTGTTGCTGATGCCGAGTGGCTGGCCCGACCCTGATCCACCAAGGATGGCCTCCTCGACCTTGAACATGATCTCCTGCGGGACAACCCTTTCAACCAAGCCCGCGAGTGCGGTCTGGTCCATGAGGAGTTCTTCCGCGGAGTAGAAAAGCGCGGCGACCTTCTTCAGGGTCAGTTCGACATGTGCAAAGGTTGGCTCGCTCGAGGTCAATGCTCCGGCTTCCGCCACCCAATAGGCTCTCACCCCGCCCCACCGTGATCCTGCGGCCCTGCTGGACTCGTCAATGATGTTGAATTTGAGTCCGTTCGCGTTGGGCCCGATGGCCTGTCGCGTTACTCGCGAAGCGATCTCGCCAATGCTGTAGACCCTCTCGAGGATCTGATCATTGAAGTCCTTCTGAACGAGATAGCCTCCTTTGCTGGCCACTGACTCGCTGGCACCCGATTGCCGGATCTCGCCAGCCGGATTTCCGCCACGCTCCTGCACATGGAAGAGGCGCTTGTCAATACTTTCAAAGCGGCTCTCGGGGTGCGAGGCGTGAGCGATTGCCTGCAACTGCTCACCAATGCTGTCGAAGCCTTTAGCAACGGCACGGTCGTGGCCGACGACTATATCTGCCGTCTCCTCGCGTGTTTGCTCTGGCTCCAGTGCCGCCGTCGGTCCCACTGATGGCGTCGATGGTTCTGCGAGCCCTGCGCTAACTACCGCAAGCTCGTCGGCGCGACGGATCTGCGCCAGCGCACTCTCGAGTTCGACGAACTTAGCATCATACTTCTTTTGCTCGTCTTCGCTCAGGGTGCGATCCTCGGATTCGGCGGTGCCCAAAAGCTCTTCGCACTGAGCCTTCAACTCACGCGCCTTCTCGCGAATGTCCATAAATTTCCCCGGTTGGTGTGCCGGGGGAAAACTTGGCTGCCCCAGCACCACGTGAACCATGTGGTACGCTACGGGCAGTCGCGCTCGCCGAGCGTCACGCACTGTCCTGAAAGGGTTATCGGTTTTCGTGGGCCGTCCGCCCCCGTCACCCTCTCCTGATATCCTGGGAACAATCTAGGGCGGCACCGCCCGCTGGTCAACACCGGCTCGCTCGCAATCGTGGGCCACCCCCTTGTGCTCAGGGCATATGCCCCCATATTCAGTCTATGATTAACAACCTTCAGTTAGGAGATACGATGGAAGCACTACGCAACGGTTGGCTCAACCTGACGAGCGAAGAACGCAGAGATTTCGTTGCTTATCAGTGTTCGGAAGGACTCGTCGAAGCACTACAGGACGCCAAGTATCTGGAAATTGAACAGAACGAAGAAGGGTGCCTCAACTTTCTTCACATCCCACCCTCGGACGATCCTTACAGGCCAACCCCGTCCATAGACGGTCCCACCATCGCTGAAGCGAAGAAGATGCTCCGCAAGACTTTCATCGTCAGCAAACCGAACGGCGGTCTCTTCTTCTGGCAGCGAACGGGATACTACACAACGGGAGACGCTGTCCTATCCGAATCCGACATTAGAAAATCTATCGCAGGAACGCACCCAGACGGCACGATCCTCAACGATCTGCCCATCGAAGAAGCACGGTCTTTCCTCGTCGACACGGAGGGGGCCTGAGACGGTGACTATTCGAATCCCCCGCTTCTTTTACGATGACCACGAAGAGCGAGACTTACCGACACCGCCAGCAATAAAGGAAACCAAGAGACACGTCTGGATCGACCTTGAGCATGAGGATGTCCATGAGCTACTAAGCGATGCAGACTTCTACGGAAACTCTGGTGGATGGGACTGCGGTACGGGGCTTGGCAACTCAGCCCGAGCAACCATCAAGGCCATCAAGGCCCACGCAACCTGGGAGTATAAGTATGGCGGCTACGGCACCAGCAGAATCGACTTCGACACCTTTCGTATCGTTAACCAAGAGGGAGCCTGAGGGGTGCCTGCGGGCTTTGCCTGCGGATGCCTGCGGGGCCACCCTTTTTGGGGTGGCCCCTTTTTCGTTATAGGTCGACCGTCACCAGCCGCAGCCGCTCGCGCCGCATCGTTTCGTCCGGCGCACTCCTCTCCCATGGGGCTTCCTCACCGAACGCCCTGTAGTGCGCCGCCAGGTGGGCTCGTATCGCCGAAAGCGCCGACTCCGGCACGTTAGTCTGGTTTAATCGCGCCGCAGCGGCCGTCAGGCCGCGCCAGACAACCTTGCCGTCACTCGCCCTATGGTGCGGCAGCGATAGCTCGCTGAAGCTGTCTGGTGGCATTGTGGGCGACCAAGTGAAGTGGCCCGCTATGTCATCGCGCTCTTCATCGCTGAGGTCCGACCACTGCTCGGAGGTGAAGTCCTCTAGCCTAGGCCGCTCCCACGGGGTGCGGCGGTCCTCGTCGACTGCCGTGCTGATGTTGTCTGGCACGACACGCAAGTCGATGCCAGCCTCTTGGGCACTGCGTACCGCCACGCTCGTCTGTTTGTAGGCGGGCCACGTTACGGGGCTGATCTCACGCAGGTCGATCTGCTTGAGCGTCCTTCTGACGGGCTTCGAGTCCTGCTCCCAATCGTCCTCGACGGTCACAAAGCCAAAGCTCATGCTCTTCACGACCCCGCGCTGGAGCAGGTCAAGCTGGCGGTCACTAAAGTCGCTGGCCTGTGCCTCAAACCATATCCCGGATTTCCGAACCTCAAGCTCCAGCCCGCTTGATTGTCGGGTGATCGGGTCCGTTGAGTCGTGTTGCCATAGCATCACCACGTCGGTGTCGTCCACCGCGACGGCTCCCGGCTCAATGCGTTCAATGAACCCACCGAGGTCCGCAGAGTTTCGGTTAAAAGGAAGGGCAAGCCCCCTGATGGTCTTGGCTCCTTCTTCAGTCTCGCGAACCTCGAGGCCCTCGAGGTTATAGTCTCGTCGTTCGATTTTCATGTCCGTGTCTCCCTCTCTATGTGCCGGGTGATATAAAGCAATCGCAACCGGGATGCGCTGGCGGATGGCCTACGTTTCTTGGAACCTTTAGCCTGCCTTCTTTAGTATCAAAGGCCGTCCCGGCCTCTAGGAAGTTTCCTGACGCGATGATGTTCCTTCCGTTTAGCTTTTTGCAGAACGGGCACGTCGCGCTCCCTGCCGTGACCCAGCGCAAGCTGATGACGCCCCCCGCCACATAAGCGAACTTCGTGAAGGCACCATTGCCCTCAGTCGTCTGGCGGCTGGCCATCTTCTGCGCTCGCTTATCGAGCCACTCGGCGAGCTTTAACTCTAAAGCGTTTAGCACCTCGGTGAAGCTCGTAGTGCTGATGATGGACTGTAGCTCCTGGCGGGATGTCCTGGCGTGTTGCGCCGCCGAAACGGCAACGTAGCCCTTAATAAACTCCTCGAGTTCTGGCGTGAACTCGGGCGGAAAGCCCACCTCTAGTGCCGCCTGCGTATAGATCTCGCGGGCATAGGATCGCACCACTGGGAGCATCGCCTCTGCAATCACTTCCGTGAACTCGCCGTGATAGAACTCCTCAAGGTCGCTGTGAAGCCCATCCGTGCCACGCAATTCACGATCGGGCGTGATGCCTGTGAGTTGCTTTTTCATCATCCGCTGCACGGCCTTAACCTCGCGCTTCAGTAATCGCTGGCTGGCATCTTCTATCAGCGGCCTCGTCGCCTCTGCGATCCTACGGCG